CATTGGATTTTAACGTTGTTTGCCATTATTGAAGCAGTTGTGGCAAAACACGTCAATGCAGGAGTCAAGACAATGTCTTCATCGTCATTGAATCCAGGCCAGTCATTGTGTGCGTTTTTCAAAAGCCTTAGCGCCAATGTTAATCCGGCTGTCGCTGAATTCAATGTTAATATGTATTGGTTTCCAATAAAGTTTTTCAAAGCATTTTCAAATTCTTCAACCTTTGGGCCTTGTGTTATGAATCCTGAAGTCACAACATCTATCAATGGTTGCACAACTGTGTCACTCATAAAAACTTTGAATAATGGAATCATTCTGTATTATTATTACATGACGCAAATTATTTTTAATATGTTATTAAAAATAATAAAGAAATCGTGTGATTTATTTATATAATGAGAACTTCCTATAACAAAAAAGACATGACATATGGAGAATTTATACAATCCATTGTTCAAATCGCGAATCCGTCAAAAATTGTGGAAATTGGAATATTGGACGGATATTCGTTGGAATCATTCGCCATTGCGGCAAATGCCGCAGAAATATTGGCTTATGACATATTTGATGATTTTGTGGGCAATCATTCTAATGAAACATCATTGAAGCAAAAATTTGACGGATTTAAAAATGTGAAAATTTCATATGGTGATTTTTACAAGTTGCATGATTCAATTAATGATGCTGATATCATTCACATTGACATCGCAAATAATGGAGATGTGTTTGAACACACAATGCTTAATTATTACCCAAAAATGAAATTGGGAGGAATTATTATGTTTGAAGGCGGAAGCGACGATAGAGACAATGTTGATTGGATGAATAAATATCAAAAAAACAAGATCAATCCGGTTATTCAAAAATACGTCGCAAACGGATATAATATTAAAATTTATGGATCATTTCCGTCAATTACTGTTGTTGTTAAAAATTAACTAAAATAATTTGCCCCGATGATGCTTATTGTGCCTGCCACTTTCGGCCATGTGAGTTTTTCCGCGTTGAATGCCATCCCATATATGTAGGACATGATTATGCCGAAATATGAGAGCACCGAGTAGATACCTGCGTCCAATCTATATGAGGCGAAGAATCGGAGGAAATATCCGACGGAGCCGATCAGACCGTTTAGCGCGGTTGCGATTCCAACTCTTGTGTTGTTGAGTGATTTGAAGATCTTGGCGATAGAGAAGTCATTTTCTTTTGAAATGTATAATGTCATGAAGACCGCGCCCAAGAAATAAGAGATGAAGACGTGGTTCCAATGGTTGTCCGTTTTGACGCGCCTTACTAGGAAATAGATGAATGCCTCAGTTAACGCCGCTAAAATGATCATCGTGATTCCGTAGGTGAAGTTCATGGGTTCTGATGGTTCTGTTGATTTTTCTATCATGGCCTCTTTAGTGGAGAAATTGTCATAGATGAAGAACGCAAGACCCAGAATCATTAATAAATATGCATTGTTCCATTTGAGGCCGGACAAGAGAAGGATCATTAATGGATATGTGTTGAAAATGGCGAACGATACCCCGGAGTCTAAATTTCGGAAACCCTCGTATGAGAAAAATATATGCGAGAGATTCACTAAACCGAGCGTCAAACTGTCAAGAGATGTTAGAGAGGATTTGATGAAATCTAAGTCAATGAAAATCGCCGAGATGGCTACGTAAGATATGAGCCGAGTCCACATTTGGAGTGTGAGCGATATGCCGATCTTTTTCACAAATATTGGATAAAGACTCAATAAAGATTCGGCGGCAAGTTTAGATATTATTGGAATTATCATTTGTCTGGGGTTGTCTTTTATATAAGGGGAAATATATTTTGAATTCCTGATCAAAATATATTATTTACTTTTTACTGCGCTTTTTGGATATCTTTTGTTTTGGCTGTTTTCGTTGCTTTGTTTTTCTTGGGTTTAGTTTCTTTGTTTTTCTAGGTTTGAATCCTCCAGTTAAACACCGTGATTCAGCATTAATGTCAGCAAATAACCCATCGCAACACTTTTCTGGGTCGTTATTCGGATTTTCGCAAATATTGTCTTTCGGAATTGTTTCTGTCAAACAAACTTCTAATTCGCCGCCATCTGGGTCATCTTCAGCGCCACCATGTGGCAATGCGATTGAATTTGGTGTTAATTTCACAGATAACATTGCGTTAATGTTAAAAATTTCTTGTCTTTCATTTCTATCAGAAGGAGCAATTCGTATTCCGTTTGTGTCCCACCCCCATCTAGAAAAACGCCCATGAAAATCTTCAAACCAAACTCTTAATGATTGTGATATATTTTTTACTTGTTCATTAATATAATTACATTCATCATCCTGATCCTGATGATAATATTCTCCGCATTGAACTACTCCATTTATAGATGTCACATTTTTATAAATTGTTGACATTTTTGCTTCACAACTTAAAATTGTTGACATGCCTTGAAATGTAAATGAAACTCCGTGTGTTTTAAACTTTGCGTCAACATAATCAGAAATTTCTTTTGTGCGATTGTTTGTATAATAAAAAAACAAAACTTTTGCGGTTAAACTTGCTAATGAAATATTAACATATTCTTCAACACATTTGCCCCTTCGTTGCATTACGGTTATTTGATTGCCATTTTCATGTGTTAATGGCATAAATATATTAGCAAGTGATTTGAAATTTTTAACCAAGTTACGTTTGCTAATACTTCCAGGGAACGATATTGACAGTTTTAAATTAATCTCAGCCATAGTGTCTTTTAAATATTCAACTACAGATGTTAATTCGCTTCGTTGATATTTCACATTTGTACACCAGTCAAATAAATGTTTGATGTGATCTTTTGTCAAAGAAGCATTCAAATCCTTTTTTATTAATAAACATTTGTAATAATTTATACATTTTTCGTACAATTCTTGGTTATTTTGATTATGTGGGTTTGTAAAGTTTAAATATTGTAGAAGACCATCATTAATTAAATCTAGATGTGCCCTTTCTGCTCCGGCAGAAAATAGTTTAATATCTATAGGGTCAGGCTCAGTCATTATTAATCCTTGTGCGTCAACTAGATTTTTAGTCAATGCTCTTCCAAAACCTTTTAATATGTATGAACAATCAGAATAGTTTGAATTCATAGACAAACAATTCTTTGAGTAAAAATCTATGAAAGCTGGATTAGTTAATTGAGTGCCAGTTATTGGATTAATCAAAATTTTACATTCTTTTTCAGTTTTTCCGCGAATTAATGCAAACCCAATTTTTTTTCCGTCTCCTATTGCTCCACCAGTTATTTTGCGCGCGCCACCAAAATCGTCATCTCCAACATCTTCAATATATAAACCGTCATTTGCCATCACCGCATTATTTTCATATTCGTCATCATCGTCGTCATCATAATCTTCCTCATCGTATTCACTTTGAGCATCTTCATCTTCATCTTCATCTTCATCTTCCATAGACAAATCATATTGTTCATTTAATCTGTGAATCAATAGTTCTTCGGCACGATGACAAAACTCATCTTCATTCGCAGAAACATTCTCATAATTTAAATCACTTAGTGGATCTAAAGTTAAAACCACATGTGGTTGATGTTGCTGCAAATCAAATACTATATTAGGATCAACTGCTGGATCTAAATTTAAATTATAAACATTAAATAATACTTCGCGTTCTTCCGGTCTATAAAACAATGGCAATACATTACAATCCAAATCGCTCCATGGATGTGCATCAACAGTTTCAACAATTTCAATAAGTTGATCGTTTTCGTCAAAACAATGACATATTTCTAAACGCATTTCTTCAGACAAAATTGTTGAATTAATGCTATCAAGCACAGTTCCTTGGTTCCTGCATTTGTCTAAAATATTTTTTAATAATTTGGCAAAAATTGTAATTATGTTTCCTCCTGCCCAAACAACAACCAAATCTTGTTGATAATCCACATAGCCGTTTATGTAATGAGTCATTAATTTAAAATACTTACACAATGCAGGACACTTTCTACATTCTTCCAATAATATCATTCTTTCCTCTCTCTTGCCAAATTTGTCAGTTGATCCGGCTCCACCAAAAGTCATTGCGTAAAGTTCTTTATAATATTTTGTAATAGGAAGCCCTGTTCCAAACATTGCTATATATAATATTTTTTCTCTTCCAAAGAGTCCGTTTGTTGATGTGCATGTTGGATCAAACCCTTCTGCCTTTCCGTCAATTTTAAATTCTTGTTGTTTTGTTCTCATATCGGAAAGATAATTCTGTCTAGATTTTTTGGTTTTTGCTATGGATTGTGCAGCAGTTTCATTTTTATGTTCCAAATCAGTTTTAATTGGCTTGGTAGCAATGGCATCAAGTTTTTTACTTCGGGGTTTTCTCTTTTTTGTGATTTTCAGTTTTGTGATTTTCGGTTTTCCGGTTTTCGGTTTTCCGGTTTCTGGTAAAAATTTTTTTATTTTAATTTGTGTGCCACTCATTATATAAATAATAAATATTTTAAAATTATTTATATAAAACTTGGGCGCAATAAAGATAATTATAAAAACCTATTTACCTCCTCCGCGCTCGTTTATGCGGGAAATTATCCTCTCCGACTTCTTGTATTTCCACTCCTTCTACTTTCTCTCCGACTTCTCGTAAATCTGCTTCTACTCCTACTAATACTCATAGTTGGACTCGGTCCTTCTTCCACACCTCCAAATGGGAAATCCACATACCTATGGTCTCTCCTGATCTTCTTTTTCATATATATGCTTTTCGGATCACTAAAATTGTCATCCTCTATTATTCTAAATCCGTAATTCTCATAAATCGGCACCAACACATGTTCATTCCGATTCTCCACCATCAAATAAATATGCGGCTGTTTCAATTGATTCATCACCATCTGTTCAAATAAATGAAGCAATACTTTCACCGGTGATATCCTGGATCTCATCACTCTCTTGTCATAATGCCTACACAAATCCGTTATCCATGGTTGATCACTGTGTGATCCTTTGGCGTCTTTTTTCTTAGACCAATCATAGATCTGTATTGCGCCCGACGCCTCGTCCTCATATCCCACTTGCCTAACAAATCCATATGCACTTGTTAATTCTTCATCCAAATAATGTTCTATGAATTTTTTTGTTGTTCCTAAACATGCTTTGCGTGGTTCACCTTTCTGTCTGCGTCTCGTGATATTTTCTACTACCCACTCATAATCTGGCGTGCCCCTTGTCAAAGGTGTTATAAAGAATGTATACTCAAATTCTGTGCCTTTGTAATTAATCGTGCCATCAAACCTATTTATATCGGTCGGATTCTCAAATTGGCCTGCCTTAACATATGATGTCATTGTTGAAAATTTCTATATATATTGCGTGTTTGTTTTATTCACAAACATAACATAAACACTTCTTCGTGTCATTAATATAGAATGCCTATTATCATCAGTTTTGACATTGGTATTAAAAATCTCGCTTATTGTGTTTTCTCTATCAATAAAAGTGATTCTAACAAA